TGTTCATAAGCAGCATCCATCTTGTTTAAGATATCGAGTGCTTTAAGTTTGTCGTTGTATCTTACGTCGTCGCTATATATCCATTGAGTAAGTAAGTTACGACGTTCTTCTATGGTTGCTACACGTTGTTCGTTGGACTGTTGAAATCGTCGCTCTAATTCCACTATATAAGCCCTTATTGCAGGCTTACCTAAGTTTTCCACAGCCATATTACCAGCCGCTTTTTCATGTCGACATGCATAACCAGCTTGTCTCATAGCTTCAGAGCCGTTATGACCATTAGAAACATATTCTTCACAAAACCGAGCTTGTTTAGGAGTGAGCGTATACCCATCCACAACAATTCGTCCTCGGGAGTCTTCTTTGATGGCGATGGATCTCACCTCTTTCGTTGTGTTTAATGTATATATATAGTAGTTATGTTAACTACGAATATATGTTTGGTTGTTAAGGCAAAAAAAAGAACCCTCGTTAGAGGGTATCTTTTTTCCAGTAGTAAAAATTAATCAAAGATGTTAGAAAAGGACTAAAATTATGACATCTTCTTTAAGGGTAAATAATAGGAGGTAAATTTTAAATGTTCTATACCCTTCTAATATTATATTATGATGTTAAGGGGAAATATGGGGAAGATGTTTGTTATTAATATATATGTATATTATTAGTAAGATAGTATAGGAAGCTATTAAATAAAAAGAGGCGGTCGATTTGTGTTCGGCCGCCTTTGTAGTTCTTATGTTGTTTGTTAATATAACGACATGATCATCATAGGTAAGTACATTGTTAGTAATACGAATAATATGATCAGTAATAGTTCATTGTCCATGAGATTCTCCATGAAGCACTTCGCATACTTGTTTAAGGGCTTCGACGTGAATGTATTTAATAGCCCTAAAGGTACATCCTCTATTCTGTGTATACGATTGTTCCCAATTACTAGCAATTTGTACGAGAGGTATATCGTTTAAGTAATAGTTTGTTAAAAGTAACTTGTATCTGGCATCTGGTACCTTATTAATAGTATTGATGACTTCTTGTTGAATAGCGATATATTCTTTCTGAGAAGCTAGCTCTTCTTGCTTGTATTTAGTAAGGAGTGATTGTAGCTCGCTATCGTCGATACGTGAAATATCTTGTTGGTAGAGCTTAGTTAAGGCGTTCGATTGTTTAAGATTTGTTTTGGCATCACGGTATCGATATAAGTATTTACGAGCTAAGTTAGTATTATAGTATGGATGTTCTTCGTTGAAGAGAGGTTGTTCTATATAATTATTAGAATTATCTAGTAGTTCTTTAATTAAAGCTTTTTGTTGTTTAGTATATTTCATAATAATAAGTCCTTTAGTATTTTATATATGTATGATAAGAGAGATGATTAGGTAAGCTATTAAGGAGAATAAGGCGATCACGGTGTACACGATCGCTTTTAAATAGAATGTCGATACGATGACGACACGATTATTCTCGTGGTCGATAAGGATATTAGGTTCTTCGTTCGGTTGTTGTCTTCTAATGTTGATTGTCATGGGATAGTGCCTTTCTTAATTTCTTGAGAGCTCTGGATTTAGCATCGGATACTAGGTTTAACTTTAGATGTAGTCGTCTAGCTATTTGATGTATGGATAAGTTTTTGTAGTATAACAGTATAATAACTTCTCGTTCTCGGTCGCTTAAGCACGACATATCGATTGTAGGTTCAGCCATATCGTCAAGTACGTCGTCGAATGCTTTTGAGGCTTGTTTATCTTCGACGTGTTCTAGAATCGATACCTCACCTTCTCCATCGTTGCAGTATCGATCTAATTCTTCGACTGAGAGCGTATTAAGTATTTCGATCACGTTATGTTCTTTGATGTTCGTGATATCGGAGATGGCTTCAGTCGTGATCGGTTTATTTAGGCGCTCGAGAAGTTCTTTAGCCTTGTTGATTTTTTTAAGTTTTTCGATAGCTGCTTGAGGCAAGCCTATTGTTTTATTCCGTCTAAGGTAATCGCATATCTGACGGAAGATACCTCGACGCATATAGGTCGTAAAAGAAGCCTCGTGAGTATAATCATAATTTTCAAATGATTCGAGGACGGCGATCATGCCTTCTTGAAATAGGTCCTCGATGTCGTCGACGTTCTTATAGATGGATGCAATACTAATAATTTGTCCGCACTGATTTAATACTAAGTCTTCTTTGATTTGTTTCTTACGTCTTAGAGATGGAGTAGTATGGTATTCCTTAAAGAGAGCTTTTTCTTCTTCTTTAGTAAGGTATTCTGTAGTAGGTATGAGATAAGATAGTTTCATGTTGTTATTAGAGTCCTTTGTGTTATGTTATGTTATAAGTAAAGCTGTTAAGAATAGATGAATGGCGGCCATCCGCGCAATAAAAAAGACGCCGGAGTATGTAAAGCTCTCGGCGCCCGATCCAGTGTATTAAATTGTCTTCGCTTGTTCGCCGTTCATGGATATATTACTCACGGTATAATGGCGTTAAGCGATATCTTAAATGAAATTTTAATGAAGTTTTGTTAGTCTTTAGCAAGGAACAAATTTTGTTCTTCCTCGTTTGCTGGTATAACAGATGTAGCTGCTCCTATGCCATAACGATCTGCATTAAATTTATAGATGTAAGTCAATGTTCCATCGGTTAACACTAAAAGTAAATCATCAAAATCTAATTTCGGATCATCGTTACTATAGTTTTCAAGACGAACGATTTTAGTCTTAACTGGTATTAATTTAATAATTCTGTTGAGATATGCCTCAAATCTTTTATTTGATCCACAACGATGGGCCATTCTTAATAAAACACGATCATTAGTAAGCATTCTATGTATTTTTTGTTGATTAGAAAAACATTTAGTTAATTCATCTTTAGTAAATGTTATTGTTTTTTTAATTTCGTCATATATTGCCATAGTATTAGTCCTTATTATATCTATATAAATTATTGATTTATTTATTAAAACGGTTATTCCTCTGGTTTATCGTCAGTATTATCTTCTAAATCGTCAGAACTTTTTCCATCTGGAAAAATTCCAGTCGTCATACTATAAGAAATGCTTTCTGGATAAAGCGTAAAATCTATTAAATAATAAATTTGTTTGCAAACCTCTGTATTTATGATAACAACTCGACATGTTCGAATACTATCTGTTTGACAGTTTTGAATGCTATCCTCAGGATATTCCGTTTCTTTAATTATTACTCCATAAACCTTTAATTTAGGAGAAACCTTACTAATGAGTCTCTCACTAAATTCCTTGACTTGAGTTTTACCTATTAAGTGATAATAAAAGCGATCTACATTATACTTGTTAAGAAATCTTCTTCCTATTAAACTATATATTTTTGATGTATATTTTAATTCGTCGCTATTAAGTGTGATTGTTCTTTCTTCCATAGTATTAGTCCTCATCATGTGTTGGCATACTTAAAATACAAACGCCAGCCGTCACATGTCCATAATTATAAAAACTTCCGTCTAAATAGATGCAGTTATAAATAACATCATCTTTGTATAAAGTTGCAGTCGCTGTAAATTCTCGTTCATCGCCCGCATCATGCTGTCCATGTTCATAACCAGCAAACGAAGATGTTATATAAAAATAATCTCTGAATTTATCGCAAATAAGCATCTTTAAATCATATAATCGCTCTTCGATACAAGCATCGCTATTCATGATATCTAGAAATAAGTAGCGATCACAAAATCGTTTTTCTAAGTCTTTAATATTTTTCTTAATAGATTTTTCACGTTCTGTCATATTATTTAGCCGCCTTGTTTAATCTTTGAATATCTTCTCGGGATCCATTTTGTTTATAATAAGCTACAACATTATTGAACCATGCTTCATTACCAAATAAAGCTTTAGTTTGTTCTCCAAACGTTAAGAATGTATTTTTCGATAATTTAGTAGTTAGTTTATCGTTAACCAAAATAGGGTTTACCATATATTTAGCACTCTTAGCTGTACCATCTTGATATAAAATATTAGCTTTTTTAGCTAAACTAATATACGTAGTTGCAATGTCTTTAGATAAGTTATGTTTACTATTAGCTAATAAATTGGTTATGCCGGCAAGCCCGATAATGTCTGAGTTAGTATCTTTATCAATAATGTAATTGCTGTTGTCCATATTGTAAGTTAGATATTCTGTTACATCTTCAAAAACCTTAGCTGTTTCTTTGTCTTTAGGATTATCTTTTAAATATAAGTTTTTAATAAGAGATTTTATTCTGTCTCCTTCGACTGCAATCGATTCCAATGGCTTACCTTCGTTATATAATTCAATAATGTTGTCATTTTCTTTAAGAGAAGCAAGTTTAGGATCGCTTTCAGATGGAGCTTCATTGAAAATGCTGGTTGCTGTTTTTTCAATTTGAACATTATATAAGTTAGCTAAATATTCCATCGCTAAGTTGAATTTATCATCTTCGTTTTCGATGCCCATTAATTTAGCAATCATATCAAAGATATCAAGACCTTTATATTCTGTTCCGCAAACACAATTATCAAGCTTGCAGAAATAACGTTCTTTTTTATTATTAGAAATAACGACAGCTAATTCATTTTCATCTTGATGGAATATACAGTTGAATCTTGTGTTTAATGGTAAACCAATTACTTCGGTAATGCCTCGGCGTTCAAATAATTCCTTAGCCTTGTTCCAGGACATCAATTTAGTTTCTTTAAATGCGCCTTCTATTTTAAACATTTCACCGTTTATGATCTTTTCAACGTTATATCGTGTAGTATCAACCATAGATAAGCAATCAATGTTTTTATATTTGTTATAATCTACACAAAATATTTTTAAGCAAATATCGTATTGATATGGAGAAATGAATTTTTTAATATCTTCACTAAAATATTCTAATAATTCAACGTGTAAGTTAGTATAGCCTTGATTAAACGCTATCGGATTCATAATATATACATATTCTGTTAAACGGTCACATTTTTCACGAATTAAAAGATTTTCTTTTTTAGCGGCCGACAGAAAGTTTTCAACTGTTTTTTCAGAAATATTAAAGCCTTCTATTAAGCGTTCAATAATATCTTCTTTTTGTAACTTATATTTTTTACTGCAATCCATAGCTACAAGTTTATTTTCTTCATTGAGAAATTGTGCTAAGTACATTAAGTATTCTGTATATTTTGAATTGTTCATTCTACGAGTTGCTAAACTCATTAAGCCAAACTTTTTTAAGATGTCTTTTTTAGAAATTTTTATGTAGTTGCAGTCAGCTGTGAAAAATCTTTTTCGATCAGCTATAAAGCGATCTCTTTGCTTAACTACTACTGTTTTTGCCATTATTTAGATGTCCTTTCTAGTTAAAATTTTCTCCCAGTATCTGGGAGTAGAGATTTAATTTCTCCCAGTATGCGGGAAGAATTTTAAGTGCTAATTTTTAATTTTCTATTATAAACAGAGACTTTTTTGAAAATCGCTATCTATAAAAAGTGGTATCTCTATATAGGAATAGGATAATAGGAAGAGTATCTTTTTGGAGAATAATCATTTTACACTCAGTACGTTCAGTTTTAATGTTCATGTACATTATACTAAATATAATCGTCATATACAAGTCGACAACATAATAAATTTTACTTAACTGATGGAAAATGTCCATAGGCATTTCTGTCGCTTAAAGTGACGATCACTGGAGAATAATCATGAAGTGAGCGTAGCGAACGAATCGATTATTCGGAAGTGCTGTTCCTTTACATTCATATATTACTCACGGAAAAATAAAGTTAACGTTATTTGTCAAAAAAATTTTCTAGCAGTAAAAAATATTCTTGTTGAATAAGAATGAAACTGACGATGCGAACGTAGTGAGCGAGGTAGTTTCATTACGGGGAGCATAGCGACCTCTACTCCATATTGATATTTAAACTATGGTTAATACTATGCTGCATGAGTTTAAATAACGGAATATTTCCACTGTCAATATAATATTACCTACCAGAGAACGCCCCTTGTGATGATGTTGTGTATATAATTTTGGCATATTAAAAGCAATGGCTGCTGGTATATATATGTGTTTTAGGTTTTTACACAAAAAAAGTATTTAGATATCTAATATTTATTGTCATGACTTTTAGGTATTAATATAGCTTGCTACATGAAATATATATACTGTTTATACTAAGTATATTAGGAGCATCGGGGGAAATTGTGGGAAGATGTTGTTAATAGCTGTAAATGTTGTATTATGGGCGGCTATTAGGAGTTTTAAATAATGTTGATGTAAAGAATGTTTATTGTTGAAGATGTAGCTGGCTGAAGAGATGTGTTTAAGTGATTTCTTTTGATTAAAGTTATATAAATGTCTTAAGAGGCTATTAATGAGAGGTATATGATTGAGAAGAGATCGCCGGCGCTCTTAACGGTATTAGGTTGTGGAATATCATCTATTGTTCCTTATCAGCCTTGACAGGTTGTAGCCCTTCTATTTAATTGAAATCAACTCTTGTAGAATATTCTATGGCCAAAGACTACTACTGAAGCTTGATTAGTTGTTGTCATAGGATATAGTCTTTTGTTAAGGCTGATAATAATGGATAATATACATTGGATGGACATAGGCGGCCATTTCTGCTTCGATAGCATATCGTCAAAGGCCAGATGTCCTATGCTCCAACAGAATAAAAGCCCCGGCAGTTTGTATATCGTTAAGGGCGGCCAGGACACAATACGTTATATGGACCAACGGCCGCTTTTTGATCATATATATCAAACAAACGTTCTATGTTAAGATACATACCAGGCTCCCATAGCGGCCCCCTCTCAAACTCTTGTCATATGTGCCCTCATTAACAGCTTTGAAGCATCTCTTCAGCTCCAACGTTTTAAAGTCACCAAAGTCAGATATATGTCGTAGCCAGCAATAGCCAAATTTATCAATTATAGCCCCTCTGACAGCGTTTTAATATGGACTAGGTATAATCTATCCTCAAAGGCTAAAACTTCGCTTAGAGGCGATTTAAATGAATTAAGTCATTTTATCTAAGACAATAAGCCGCCATTACACATATATCTACATCGCTACAATAGTTATAAAACTCTGTTATTCACGCTCTAAGGGCTGTCTACTGTGTTCATAATATAAATACTCCAGAAGCATACTAACTGGCCTTAGAAAGGCTTTAATTAACATCTTGATATCGACTAACATAAAGTATTAATAACTCGGTCTGACGACCTCGGCCCGCGCTTACTGCCTAACTACAATCTGACGAATATATCCGATGCAGGAATAGCCATAAAATTCATTTAAAGGCCCTATACGGAAGTTTTGATGTTGGCCAGGTATAATTTATCCTCGGCTATATTTTCATTCCGTATAGGCGATCGACAAATATTTATACATTCGACCTGTGGAGACATATTTTATGGCAAAAAAATACCCTCTACCTAGTCTCCCAGGCAGAGGATAATTCTTACTGTTATAGCACTTCCATATCAACTATTCCCGACGTTCTGCACATTGTCACTAGATTATCTAGACTTAAAGGATCGCTTAATGTCCCGTACACATCACCATATAGTTCCTTACCAGCTTTTACAGTTTTAGCCTTTGGACTCCCTTTTAGCAATCTTACGCCCGATGCAAATCCTAAGACCATCATAACAGCCGCCATGTCTAAGCTAAAGCCCATACTTTGATAACGTCTTAGGTCCTGGTTGCACATACTATAATTAGTTAAGCCGTGCTTTTCGACTAATTCAACTAAAGTCATTTTAGTACCGAACCAGTTGATTTTTACGTTACTTTTCATGTTGCGTTGTTGAGTATTTCTATCAGCCCATCGACAGTTATCGGGGTAATAACCTTTCTCACCATCAATGCGGTCGATTGTAAGGCCTTCCTCGTATGTATCGTACATGTCGCTCATGAAGTTCTCAAATACGTCCCATCTTGGATCGTAGCCCTTAGCATGGTACTTTTCATATTGTGGCTGAGAAGGATTATTACATCTATTCTTCATTTGCTTCCATTGGTGATAGAATTTAGTATTACTCATACCATGAGATAAGGACTTAGCAGTCGATTTAACACGTCGGCTAGTTTTATTTTTGTAGCCATTAGCCGCTGTGTCAGTGCCGCCTGTCAGCTCGTGAGTATTCTTTTGGCTTACAGTACCAGTCTCATTGTTTTTAACTGTCCATACATGGCCTTGGCCTTTAATGTATTCTCTGTTAAGAATAGTGTACAAAGTAGTTTTTGCTTGAATTTTTTCTAATAATGTCATAATGTTAATCCTTTTATATTTGACTAAAAACTTCTAACCGCTTAATTGCGATTTCAATAGGATATTACTCATCTTTGTCATGGAGTTATCAATTAATAGCTATATTATTTATGCATAGCTAATAGTTATTTAACCCATTGACGGCTAACCTTTGTTATAAGAAACTCTCGGAAAGCCTCGATATTAACGTTTTTCTTTCTATGACTAAAAGAGATAACGTTGTCTTTAAAATCTGGATCCGTCTCCATTTGATGTACTAACTCAGTAGCTTTTGTCCTACCAATAGCAAAAATCTTAGCTAAGTCAGTTACACTCGCATATTGTTGTGTCATGGTGCACCTACAATACACTAACACTGATCTACAATTCATCTATAATAATCATACACGAACATATGCGAACAGTCAATACATGTCATTGACTTTAATTTATATCTGAATTATACTATAGTTAGGAGGACTATTAATATGCCTAAATTAATTAAACTAGAGAACCTTAGAAAACAGAACAAGTTAAGCCATCAAGCATTGGCCGACGGTGTACAAGATTATCTTAGAAAGAAATTGTTAGACAGCGGGAAAGGTATCACGCCTCTCGATCTTAAGAAGGCTTCTTATAAACGCACTACCTACACTATGCTCGAGAATGGCTACGTTAAGACAGTATCTGACGATCTTATCGAAGCATTAGCTTATGTACTACATAGCGATTTCGACACCGTTAAAGATGCTTGTACGATCGTAATCGATAACCGTGAGCGTGAGGAGCTGATCGACGATATTAATATTATCTTGAGTTATATGACCGAGGAACAGTTAACGGCTCTCTTAAATATGCTCTCATCATTTAAACGCCGATAGGAGTATTATAAAATATGTATATTGATGAACGTAAGCAAAAAAACGGTACTATCTCCTATCGTTATGGAGAGAATTATAAGGATCCACTAACTGGTAAGAATAAACGAGTTAGTGCTACATCGACTAAAAATACTAAAGCAGTTCAAAAAGAGATGCAACGTATTCTCAACGACAGAATTAACGAGATCTTAACGAATAGTGTTAGCAATAAAACTCTTACGATTAAAGATCTTACCGATGAGTATGTAACCATCGATAAAGGTTTACGTAAAGTGACTACCCAGCAGAATATCGAAAACCATGCTAAAGCACTTTTAAGATGGATGGATGGCGATATCTTAGTTATTAATCTAAAAGCT